ATAAAAACCGGGAGAGGTTTCCCCCTCCCAGTTTTGAGTTTACTAAGATTAGGCTGTGAACAAACCGTATTTGTTAGCGTTGATAAACTTGTACGCAACTTCAGATACGATGTGAACACCGAGTTGCCATACGTCAGTCTTGTTAGCTGCCGCACGACCACCTGTTTGCCACATATTCATGAACGCACCCGGCTTGTGAGAAACACGGATATATTTACCCATGTTACCAATACCATCGTCAACAGCTCCATTGGTACTCAATGGAATGAAGAACGCATAGTTTTTCCAAGCGTTATCTGCGGCAGTAGCACCAACACCGAGCATGGTTGGGTTGTCGAAGATACCCATACGAACAAACGCGAAGTTCTTGTTATTGAACACGAGGTTGTTGAATGAGAATGTCTTGCTCATCAAATCAGCGTAAGCGCCCTCGCCCCAGAAAGTCTTCTCCATCTGAACCTTGTTAACTTGTACGTTAAAGTTCAAAGGGTTCAAGTTAGTTGCGCCAGGCTGACCAATTCCGAACAAGTTCTGCTCCATTAATGATTGCATATAACCGCTTGCCCAAACCATGTAGTTCTTTACAGAACCATCTTGTGAAGTCAAAGCAGCTTCCATTGCATAGAAGTCAGTAGCGTCAGGAGTACCACCAGTTGGAATAACCGTATTGATACCACCACCGTTAGCACCAGACTGGTTGTTACGGATTGCGTATTCCAAACCTGTAGTTGTTTGGAAGTTTGTAGCAGTCAAACCTGTGTTGTAACCAGTGGCAGTAGATGGAGTACCAGCAAAGAAGGTGTTTACAAGTGCAACTTGGTGTTCACGCTGCAAGTAGATGATGTCGCGTGAGTTAGAGTATGGAGTTTGAACTCCGTTCTCCAACTGTGAGTACCAAAGTTGGTTGTAAAGCGCTTCAGAACTAGAAGTAGTGTCATTACGGAAAGTTTGCAAAGGAGATGTACGAACTACATCGAATGTAAACTTAGATGGGTACGCTCCGGTGTTTTCACCCGCAGAGTTACCTACGTAATACATCAAACCAGTTGGAGCAGCAGCACCAGTAATTAATGGAATCATTACAACCTGGTTAGCGGCTGGCTTTTGGATAATTTGAAAAATTTCTCCAGTAGAAGCGTCTCTCCAAATATCACCAATATTTGGCCAAGAATAGGTTATACCACCTAAAGTAACTACGTTTGAAGCGTCCAAAGTAACTGTGAAACCAGCAGGAGGACCTGCAAACGCAGCTGTAGAAGCAACCAAAATTGGAGCCTCCATACGAGTCATCTCAAACCAACGAACACGTGGGTTCTTCGCGATTTCGCGGTTACCTACTGCGTTCATGATTTGGTTCATCGCATCGAAATACTCATCACCAAAAGGAAGATATGCTACCGCATCGAAGTCTTCCATAATAGCATCCCAGTTGTTCTGGATGCTCCCAAAGTTCATCGCCGACGTTGATAACGGCTGAATCCCCGTGGGGTTATTAATTATAAAACCCATTTTATTAAGTTTTTTTAACGGTTAATATTATTTTATCGTCTGCGATGGGAAAGGAATACCGCGCTCCATGAGATCTCTTTGAGCAGCGGTTAACCCTTTTTGATCGACAGCCGTTTTGCCCACACGGTTCGGCGTTTTAGGCTGACCGTTGTAGACTTCTTTTACCACCTTTTTTTCGGTTTCCGCGATAAGTGACTTAGCTATTTGAACACCTAGATCCCCAGACTGAACCTTATGAATGAGGATTTGGTTCGACAACCATTCACGCACCGCTTGTTTACCTTCCTTTGTGGTAGTATCAAAGGCTTGACCTAAATAACCTGCATACTGCGACTTCAAAATCGAATCGATCTCTTCGTTTGAAACTTTTAACGAAACTTCCGAATCGCCGAATTTGTAGGGGACCTCCTTTAGCTGCTTACCGTAGGACTCTGCCTCGCTAAGTGCTATAGTCTGTCTTTCCGCAATCTGTCTTTGAGTTTGGCTCTTTAGCTCTTTTGCAAAGGTAAAAGGATTTTTAACAGTTTCAACATCTTTCTTAGTCTTTTCAATCATTTCGATTGCATCGATTGCATCAGACTTCAAAAGAGCTGTAGCGTAATACTCACCTTCACCTAAGTTATATTTTTCGCGAATGGCTTCCTCGATAGTCGATTGGCCAAGTCGCTTGAATTTATCCGGATTCTTTACAGCCTCAGCAAGCACAAGTGCCTTCAGCGGGTCCTCCATTAAACTATCTGCCGTAGAAGATACAATTTGGTTGGCTATAGCAGAGTTAATACCCTTCTTTCCAAAAGCAACCATTGTCTTAGCCTCCTCAATACCACCAAACGGATCGTCCGCTTCTTGGAGCAAGGCAATTCCCTCTTCAATATCTTTCTGCTTTTCAGCCAACTCTTGTGCTAAACTTTTATAAGAACGGAGTTGTTCGAACTCGGTCTTAAATGAGTCTTCGCTGTCGTAACCGTAAGCAGAAAACCACGGCGAATCTACCGGGTTAACCTCCTCGTTAACTTGTTCGTTTACTTGGTCAGCTACTTGATCGTTTACTTGATCGTTCACTTGTTCGTTTTGATTTTCTAATTCGTTCGTTTCCATATGTTTTATACTCTACCTGTGATTTCGTTTCCTAATTCTGACTCTAGTTGTGCTTCGAGTTGTATCTCTTGTAGCGCTTGCTGACCCTTGAGAAGTTGAACTTGATAGTTTGAATCAGCCTTAATCTTAGCAAGTTGCTGTTCCTTCATGAGTTCCATGTTAGCCATCTCGCGCTGCTTCATGATTTCAATCTGAGCAAGTTGCATTGCGGTTTCACGCTTGGCTTGCTCGGTCATCATGGCTGACTGCTGCTGACCTTGTATTGTCTGTTGAAGCATCATCTGAGCGTGTTGCTCCTCGCGCTGACGAGCCTCTGTCTCCTCCGTTGCCATAAACCAAAGAGCCTCATCTACATCCCCGTTTTTCAGCATTTGAGCAACTCGCTCTACGCTTGATGGGCTAAGAAGAACCGCTCCATCCTTGGTTGGCATCTGAGACATTTGCATAGCTCGTTGGAGAATAGCGCTCTTTTCTTTTTCATTTGGAAGAACCTTGCATGAAATAGCGAGTTGATCCAATGACAAACCCTCAATATCGTCAAGAGCGTTTATCATTGTCTCTCCAATAATGCTTTCATAGAACTCCCGAATCTTGGGGTCATATTCAATATCTATTCGTGCCTGGTGAATAATTCTCTCGCCAAGTTTCTGCTTGAACTGACGCTCAGACTCTCTAAGAGGCCAGTTGGCGTGGTTTCCGGCAACGTAATCCGCCTCCATTACACCAACCAAACGCTCCGCTGATTGGTCTGGACTAGCGGCCATTGCATCCGGAATACCCATCAGATCCTTAATCATCATTTGGATATTCGCTATCTGAGCAAGCCACTCTTGTCCTTGTGGTCCCAAGCCATTATCCATTTCGGTAAGTGGCTGCGAAACGTATTTACCAGTCGCTGCATTAAACTTAGTGGCAACAATCTGAATACCGTTTTGACGGTGGATGTGCATGAGGTCGAACAGGTCGTACTCTACACCTCCAATCTTGATGTTAGCGGCTTCACCAACATCAATTCTATATCCCTTTGGAGCAGCAGCCCATACAGCTGCGCGTAATTTCAATACTGCAAACATCAAATCATCAAGCAACCCCTTTACACTACGTGTAGGAGACTGACCGTTGATACGATGAATTACATACGAACTCATTGGAGAAAGGCCCTTCTGCATTTGGTTTGGCTTCTTCCTCCATTCGTAAATACGATCTTGACCAGTACCAGAAATAATATATGAACCCTCGTACCAATAGTTGCAAGAAACCTCATCATAGGTATCATTAGGGTTCTTTTTCTTCTCGTCTACTGGTTTATTGTTTCGAATATAGTTACCATATCCCTGCTTATTTACCCGCTCTACATACTGCTTATAGTCTGTAGACAGGTACTCAAACTTTAATACGTAAACCTTAAAGTCCATCCAAACCCAACGATTTGTGGTTGAATCTTTACGTTCAAAAGCCCACTGAGGTATAGTTGATATGTTAGTTTGATATGGCACGTATGATTTAGCCATTGCTTGTATCTGAGCTTCATTAAACCCAGCGTCTATCAACTTGTCGTAAATAGACTGAACAGTTTCAGATTCTATATGACCAATTGCTACCGGCTCATCTTGGTTGTCCTCATTCCAAAGCATAACCATGCGGGCCGGATCGATATAATTAAACTTAACTTGCCCAGTAATTGGGTCGTTGTAAATTTTAGCGGCACGGAAGTGAAAATCAATCGCGTCACGATTAAACTCCATTCGTTGACCAGCCCAATTAGATGCTCGGAATCCCGACTCAGCTAATTTCTCTAAGGCAACTTCGTACTTGGTTTTAAAGAACCCTAGACGATCAGCCATCTCTAACATCGTCTCATCCTTAGGAACAAACGGCAACTTGAACTCAGGAAGCCCAAGCTCCCTCATCAGCGGATTTGTAAAATTCGCTTTAGCGTAGATGTCATACTTGCTACGCTTCTTTTTATTGATGATATTTTTATCAAGAGAAACACAGTCAAGTTTATAATCGTTATCTGCAAGAATTGATAGAAGAACATTCGATAGTTTTCGCATGGGTGAGAAAATATCATAGCTAACATTAGCCATTGCTTTTCTTTGAGCCTTGCTCATACCCCTTGTTACAGTGGAGGAATCACCCTGAGGAATACCTTTTACACCTATTGGTGATCCATTCGTAAACCAGTTTTTGTATTTTTCCTGAGATTGATTTCCAGCACCATAATTTCTAGTCTCCTGCATCTCAGGCACTTGCGTATATGTAAAATATGCACCGCCAGCGCAAAAACGAGTATATAATGCTCGCGCACAACGAAGCCCAAACTCAGGCTTTAACTTATCAACCTCAGGTATGTTGTCGTTTGGAAACAACATACTGCCAAGTATTTGTGGCAATATCATATCTTACAAATTTAGTTTACCAGCACAAATGTAGTAAATTTTTCATTAAATAGTTGAAAACAATCATTCTACATCAAACATTGCAAATCCCCCTTTTATCTCTACTGGTTGATACACTTCCTTGTAAAGATCTGGCATTCTGCTTTTTATAGCCCTCATACACCACCCGGTTGCGGCACACAAGTCATGATTTGTCAAGTCGTCGAGACCCCTCATCTGACTCCACTCCTCAATTATCTCCCACATTTTCACGTACTTAACATTGTTATTGAAGAATGTCATGATGTCCCCAGCCATTTCATTTTTTTCCGCTTC